GGCATACGAACATTACGCAAAATTTAACGTTTTGTCGGAAGATAATGCTATTTCTCTTGAACAATCAATCCTTGACAAATTGGGAGAAAAGAGTATAAACTGGGAATATCTCGGAAACTCATATGATGACCGAGTAAACAGAATAACCTATGAGGAGGTTGTTGATGATACAAGACCTATACAAAGCAAAAAGGTCCTTGGAGTTGAAGTGGGAACAGGAGCATCTGTCTAATGGTAGATACACTCTTGAAATGGTCAGAATCGATGACAAAGTTAAAAAAGTTATCACTGACATTAAGCTGGAAGAAGCAGCTATTGCTCACAGACAGAATACTGTCGAAGATGCAGCTCCACAAGTTTCTGTAGCTACTTAGAACAAAAGCTACATCGCTGAAATCGCACTTTCTTTTAAGGCTCTCTTGCACTCTACTAAAATCTAATATATAAATAACTCACTATACAATTTTAAAACGATACGTAGACGCGTATAGTCGACGGCCTAGAGACTATGTATCATAACTAGGAGGATAAAATTATGGCAAACACTACATTTTCTGGACCAATATTAGCTGGTACTATTAAAAATACTACTGGAACTACTGTTGGATCAGACGTAAAAAACACAGGTCAAGTGTTAATGTCTCAATCATTTTCATTTGCTTATACAACTGAAGGAGCAGCGACTGACACTAACGTTGTAATTCCAGCTAACTCTCAAATCGTAAGAATCGATGTTAACGTAGAAACTGCGTTTAACGATTCAGGTTCTGACATACTTGAAGTTGGTTCATCTGCGGATACTGATTTATACGTTAATGACGTAGCTATTTCAGCAGTTGGAAAGATAGCTTTAGGAACAGCTGCACTTTGTGCAAACTGGAAAGATATTGGATCTTCTGACATCAGAATTGGTTACATCTATAATGGTGCAAACAATGATGCGTCAGCAGGTGCTGCTACAGTAACTGTTAGTTACTTACAGAACAATAACCTTTCGTAATAATAATTAGAGTGCTCCTTCGGGAGCACTTTTTAAGGAGAATAAAATTATGTCAATAACATCAAAAGTTAGACAATCGGTAATTCTGGCAGCAGATGGACAAGTACAGTCATTAGTAGGTGGTTCAGCAACCAATATTACTAAAGCAAATATTATGACTGTATTTGCAATGTCAAGCGCAGCTGATGGAGAAGTAAAACTTTATAATGAAATAGGAAGTGGTGTAACTGCTTCTAAATTAATTTTTCATGGTAAGTTTGGTACAGCAGCGAATCACGTGCATGAGTTTAAAATACCAGGAGCTGGTATTTATGCTGACACTGGAATATATGCAGATTTAACTAACGTAGACTTTTTTTATATAGTCGGAACATTTTAGAGGATTAGCCAATGGCGAATACTACTTCCTCATCATATTCATTTGATCAGGATTTCTCAATAGATGAAATCATTGCAGATGCATACGAACGTCTTGGTTTAGTTGGGACGGCAGGACATCAAATTAAAACTGCAAGAAGATCTTTAAATATTCTTTTTCAAGAATGGGGTAATAGAGGAATACATTTTTGGGAAGTAGGAAATACAAATATTAATTTAGTTGTAGGTTCAACAACTAATATTGATGCCACAGCTGAAGGGTCTGGAGTTTATACTTTTTACAGAAATTCTACAGATGTGCCTGGAGGTGGAGAACCACCACAAGCTACAACTGTACCAACAGCAAATGTTTATGGTATTTCAGATATTTTAAATGTTACATATAGACAAAATTACAATACAACAAATCAATCAGATATAGGATTAACTAAAGTTGCAAGAGATGCTTATTCAGCAACAGCTAACAAAGCATCTAATGGAACGCCTTCACAATTTTGGGTACAAAGATTTATAGATAAAGTTACAATAACTATTTATCCTTTACCTAATTCAACTGCTGCATCAAATTTTTTAAATGTTTATTACGTAAAAAGAATTCAAGATGCAGGAACTTACACTAACGCAAGTGATACACCTTTTAGATTTGTACCATGTATGATTTCAGGATTGTCATATTACTTATCTATGAAGTTTGCACCACAAAGAACACAGGAGATGAAGTTGTTGTACGAGGATGAGTTAGCAAGAGCACTGTCTGAAGATGGTTCTCCAGCTAGCACATATATTACTCCGAAGACATACTATCCAAATGTATAATGGCTAGATTCGCAAAAGGTAGCAGAGCATTAGCAATATCTGATAGATCAGGTGCAGCTTTTCCATATAGAGAAATGGTAAAAGAATGGACCGGAGCTTGGGTACATATTTCTGAGTTTGAACCAAAACAACCACAATTACAACCACATCCAGTAGGCGCTGATCCACAAGGATTAATGCATGCTAGACCTGCAAGAGTAGAATTTCCTGTTCAAGATATTTTACCTAATAATCCTTTTACAACAACAGCTGCTTCTCCAACATTAAGTGTTTCGTATCCATCAAATCAAGTAAATGAAGGAACAACACATGTTAGATTTCAAGCTGTTAAAAATCCTGTAGGCGGTGTTGTTATTTCTACTTTAGAATTATCTTCAACATTAAACGGTGCAATCAATGATACTGTTAATACAGTTATTTTAAATGATGCATCAGCATTTCCAACATCTGGATTTATAGTTATTGAAAAAGTAAATTCTACAAGTGGTGCGTTTGAAAATGAAACTATTCAATATACAGGAAAAGCTGGAAATAATTTAACAGGCTGCACACGTGGAACAGCTGCACCTTTCAACGGAATAACACCATCAAATACAACAGCTGGATCTCATGCAAATGGAGCAAAAGTATTTGGTTCTTATTTAGCAACAGCAATTGCAACGACAGAAACGACAGGAGCTCAACCTGCTACAAGAACATTATATAATTCTATAACAGTGCCTTTGGTATCTAATGCTTCAAGCACAGAAACAGGAGGCGGTTTTCAGTGTACAATAGGACCCGTAAATGATAGAGCTTAATTATGTCAGGAATTAGTTATAATACATTAGTTACACAAATAAGAAACTACACAGAAGTAGATTCTAACGTTTTTACAACTGATGTTTTAGAAAGTTTTATTTTAAATGCTCAACAAAGAATTATGATGGATTTACCTATGGATTCAGACAGATTCGTGGATCAAGGTACAATGGCAACTGATGTAGATAATATTAGAGTCCCAGCGGGAACTTTATTTGTAAGAGGTGTAGAAGTATTTAATGCTACAAATTCTACTGAAAAAGGTACGTGGTTAGAAAAACGTGATCAAACTTTTTTGAGCGAATACGTAGGAAGATTAACAGGGCCAGAAGGATCAACTACATCAGGAGCAGATGTTACTGGAAAACCTAAATACTACGCTATGTTTGGAGGAGCAACAGGTCTTTCTGATACTACTTCAGGTTCTATCTATTTAGCACCAACACCAGACGCTAATTATATATTTAGAATATATTACAATAAAATGCCTGCTACATTAGAATCCGGTAATCAAACTAATTATATTAGTTTGTATTTTCCCCAAGGTCTGCTATACGCATGTTTAGTAGAAGCATATGGATTTTTAAAAGGTCCAACAGATATGTTGACATTATACGAGCAAAAGTATAAAACTGAACTACAAAAGTTTGCAGCGATGCAAATTGGAAGAAGAAGACGAGACGATTACACGGATGGAACAATAAGAATACCAATCGAGTCACCGCCTCAGTAATTAGGAGAAAAATATTATGGCAATAACATCGGCAGTATGTAACAGTTTTAAAGCAGAAGTTTTACAAGCTTTACACAATTTTACGGCATCGTCTGGAAACACTTTTAAATTAGCTTTGTACACAAGTAGTGCTACTTTAAATAAATCGACAACAGCTTACAGTTCATCAAACGAAATTTCTAACACATCAGGTTCAGCTTACTCAGCTGGTGGTGCAGCACTTACAAGTGTAACACCTGTTTTATCTACGGATACAGCAGTTTGTGATTTTGCAGACCTTAGTTTTACTTCTGCTTCATTCACAGCTAATGGTTGTTTAATTTATAATGATACAAACGCTGATAGAGCAGTTTGTGCTATAGCCTTTGGCTCAGACAAAACTGTAACAAGTGGAACTTTTACAATTCAATTTCCAACAGCAGACGCATCTAACGCAATACTTCGTATAGCATAAGGAGGCAATCCTTATGTCGGTAACCCGAACATTTACAGTAACAGTTAGCGATCCTGGATCTGGTAATAAATATTTTATTGACGGTGTACAACAAGACACAATAAATTTAGCTGAAAGTGGAACTTACGTATTTAATTATCCTTCAGCTCACCCATTTAGATTTTCTACAACATCAGATGGTACACACAATTCTGGAAGTGAATATACAACCGGCGTAACTGTAAATAGTTCAACACAAGTTACAATAGTTGTAGCAGATAGTGCACCACAACTTTATTATTATTGTTCAATTCACTCTGGTATGGGTGGTCAAGCCAACACTATTGCTCCAGCTTCTTATGGTGCTTTAGGTTGGAATGTTAATCGTTGGGGAACCACCGATGACTTTGTATTAGGTTGGGGAGCTCAAGCTTGGAATGATGGTGAGTGGGGAGAACTTAACGATGTAATTTTTACACTTACTGGAGTTTCTTCTACTTCATCAACAGGTTCGCCTAATATCTTAACAGAAATAAATACAGGTTGGGGATCTGATGGTTGGGGTGTTGAAAACTGGGGATCTTCTGGAATAACAGTTGCATTAACTGGTGTTGAAGCAACTACAGGTATTGGAGAAGATGTTAGTTGGGGTAAACAAACTTGGGGATCTTCAACAACTGGTTGGGGTGGTGAATATTATTTAAATGTTGCAAGCGTATTAGGTTTAACTGGTTTAAGTGCAACATCAACAGTTGGAACACCAACCGCAATATCAGATGTTGTATTAACTCCAACAGGTCTAAGTGCGACTTCAACAGTTGGGTCAGTAAATATAGATTTTAGTATAAATGTAGCTTTAACAGGTTTATCTACGACATCGTCTCCAGGTGCTTTAGCTCCAGCAGATGTAATGGGATTAACTGGATTAGGTTTAACGTCAGCTGTTGGTTCAATAGCAATTGCTTCAAACCCTGTCATATCTGTAACAGGGCTTTCTATGACTTCTTCTACAGGTGCTTTAACACCTGCGGATGTTATGGGATTATCAGGAGTTTCAACAACTTCTGCAACGGGCTCTGTTATAGTTAATCAAGGTATGGGATTGACAGGAGTTTCCGCAACTGCTAGTGTAGGTACTATAGCACCACTAGGATACGAACGAGTAACTGCTACACAAACAGCTAATTATACTGCTGTTAATGAAGGTACTTAATTCAATATGTTATTGACATTAAGTATAAAACAAATTAAAAAAAGATACTAATTAGGAGAACAAAATTATGGCATCAACTTATACGGCTCTCGGTGTAGAACTAATGGCAACTGGTGAAAACGCCGGTACATGGGGAACAAAAACTAACACTAACTTAAATATAATCGAACAAATTTCAGGTGGTTTTTCTGCACAATCAATAGCAGGTGGAGCACAAACTACAGCTCTTTCAGTTTCTGATGGATCAACTGGAGCAGTTATGTCTCACAGAATGATTGAGTTTACAGGTTCTATTACTGGAAACCAAATCGTAACAATTCCTTTAGATGCACAAACATTTTATTTTTTAAGAAATTCAACATCAGGTGCTTATACAGTACAATTTAAATACGCTTCTGGATCAGGAGATACATTTACTTTTTCTGCAACAGATAAAGGTGATCAAGCAGTATTTGCTACGGCAAATGATGGAACTAACCCAGACATATATACTTTAGGTTTTGGTGATGGTGATGTAACTCTTACTGGAACA